GGCGTTATCAATGTCCGTTCCGGTTTGTCCGTCTTTTAGGGCAACCCAAATTCTCAAGTCGTCGCTACTATTATCGCTTGTGAGAGGCATGTCTGTTGGTATGTGAACTATGCCGACGGCGTGGCTAAGGCTGTGCGCTCCCCACCACCAATACGATTTGTCGTAGGTGTGTGTGGTACCAAGAGTGGTACTGGCTGGGGCGACATATCCTTTACCGTAGCGGTCGCGATTCAAGGCGTCCGAACCATCAATACCCATGTGACCATCCAAAGCGTTGCACTGTCCATTTGCAAGAGTACCATTGCCTGCGGACCACTGTTGGTTGAACGCTTTGGATGGTGCGGGGTACGAACCACCGAATGCGTACTGTTGAGTGATGCTTCTTTCTGCGAAACGCGTTGGGTCGGCGACATATCCGTAGCGACCACCGGCAAGCATTTTGTCGTCGTGAGTCAAATCTCTCATAATGTTTCCGGAGATACGGATAGATTTTGTTTTGGCTTTATAGTATTCTTCTTGGGCTACCAAGTTCGCCTCTTCTTCCACGCCGATTTCCGGAACTTCAATAATCTTCCATCGGTATGTTTGATTCAGCGTCGGTGCTGGGTAGTCCGAAAAAGAGCCACCGTTATTGTAATAGACTCGAACATTTGTGATATGTTGGGCCATCGAAGCGTCAAGACTGTTGACATTCATACTGTCCCTTGTCAAACCTTCTCCAAGACTATACGACGGGCGAAGTTCCAATTTGTTATCTCTTCCCATTTGGTAGGTGAGTCCAAGCCTCTTGCCGTTTTCTCGACCAACACCACTCGCTTCTGTCGATTCACGGACCAAAGACAAGAGTGACTTGCCACCCCGACCGTCATATATTCCTCCGAACGAATCCCAATCAGCGTCAGTCCCGTCAAGCGTCATGTTGTTGGTCTGCGGTACTGATGAAAGGTCAAACCAGCATGGGCTTGCGGCTTGCGTCAACCATGTATCGGATAGCGTGAAAGCCCACAGGAAGCGCAATTTGTCGTGTACCATGAAGGTTCCGAGATTAGGGCTTGATACATACCCTTCTGTTCTCATCAAGAAGCGGAGGGCATATCGTGGTGCCGCACTACCGCTAATTATCACTTCGTCGTATGCTCCGCTCACTTGGCTTTGGTTGGGTAGGTTGACTGCTATTTCAGCGGTGCTTCCGTTGGATTTGATAACATCATCCATTTGAATACCTTCCAGCAACACTTCCGCCGCATCACCGGTGTAATTCGTTGCCGCATCGGACTGTGTGTAAATTCCGTACAGTTGTTGAGGGATGCTGATGCTATCTCCGATTTGAACATCTTGTCGGGTACTTCCGCTTTCTGCCCCAGCGATACTGTCGTCAACGACTATTGTTGTTGCCGTTAAAGAAGTAATGTTGCCTACCCACTTAGCCGTCACATTTCTAACTCTCATCCCGACAACCACGCCGTCATTCACGAAGTCGGCACCACTGCAAGTGATGGTCAGTGCGCCAGCGACCGCCGCATTTGATGTGGCCGCTTCGACAATTCCATCATCTAACTTGCCGTCGTATGTGTACCAAAAGATTTCAGTGGAAGGGTTCTGTCCGCTCGCATCCCTCGTACATTTAATTTTGCCGTAACCAAATTCGGGGAAGTCAGCAACCAGCGAGGTTGATGGTTTGGTTTCGATTACCTTGTCACCCACCTCGATTGTTCGATTGAGTTCTGCGCTTGCGTTGACCCACCTTCGGAAGTTAGGGTTGAGTGCGTATGGGGCGGCATTGTTATTATTGGTACTTGTGGCTTGGACCCAATAATTGTCCATCAGTATAGGGAAGCCGTGGTACTCGGTTTCGTATTCACCCACGCTAACTGTTCCACCACTTCGCTGATTGAAGGTACCCTTGTTGATAAAAGTATTGAGGTTAAAGAACTTTGAACAGTCGTACACAAGTAAAGAGCCGGATTGTTTTTCCCAAGCCCGAAGTTCCGAAACACGATGCTCTTCTTCCGCTTTCCGTACAAATGGTCCGGTCGCCTTGTATGTTTCTGTCGTTGTGTATGTGCTTGTGGCACATGTTATTTCCTTTGTACTACTACCGGTGATTCCGGAGATAGTATGGATTCCGTCGTAGTTATCGCTGTTGAAGATAATCACTTTGTCGCCAGCCGCTAAGTCCGATACTCCGGCATCAGCGTTGAGAACCTTGAACTTTATACCTGTTGAGCCGTCACTGATAATAGAATTACCGGAATACCCATTAGTCAATTGGATTGTCGCTCCGTTGCCAAGCGGGGTTGACCACGGGGCGTTTGTCGTAGGGTCTGTGGTTGCGTCGAGTTCCCAAATGTCCAAGTCTTGTCCAATGTTCATGGAGATGAATGAATCGTATTCTCCGTTGTTGTTGGTTTGGTCTGTGAATGAAATCGACACATCGTAATTGTCCTTGACGGGCTTGAGCAAACCGAAGGTTTTGTCCCTCCACCCACCGTCTGCGTTGGCGTCGCCGTTGTTTCGCATATCAGCCCACTGCAACCAAAGATGTTTGTAGTCCGTACTGGCAGACAGGGTGTACACGCTTTCGCCGCTACCGTGGTCAATAGATAATCCCTTGACTCCGACAAGATAGTGGTTTCCGTCGTCTGCTGGACTGATGTACCCGTTGTATGTGAAGGTGTCAACAAACCCTGCGCTATTGACGACTTGACCTACGCCGTGACTTTCCGAAGAATCAATAAAAGAAGAGGTGACTTGGATAACATTGGAGTCTGCTGTGAAGGATGCTGGTACTGTTCCGGCGTCAACATACGAAAATCCATAAACCGAAAAATGCTTTTTGAACCATGCCGATTTCGGAAGGTCACGCATCCAAATCGCGTGAGCATCACGGTGCGTTAGGTTTTCTGCTGTTCCGGAAATTTTACCTTGCTCAATAGTGTACTTGCCCGTAGAAAAGGTGACCGGTGTTAATGCTCCGGTTGTTGTTTTTGTCTTAGCATAAAACACTCCACCTATGGTTTGGGTGGCAATAACCGTATGTATCTTGTTGCGGAATGCTGTTCCAACCTGCGTTTCGCTGTTTGGTATTGTGACCAAATCTCCTGTTGAAAGGAAGGTGTTGTCATTGCGACTTGGTGCCGACGAAAATCTAAGAATAAGGTAGCCGGATTCGGCGGCTGTTCTTGGGGATGTTGATTGGTAGCCCGTAAAGTTCGCCGATGTTTCACCGGTGTATGTCATTCCGGAAATAGTAAGTAATTGACCGAAGCCTGTGGGTCCGGAACCTACCGCACTGATTGTCACTGCGTTTTCATTGTGGTTGTCAAACGCAAACAAATCCGGAGTATTGCTTGTGGTGTATGATGTTCCCGTATGTCGCAAAATAACCTGTGCGTCACTACCGCCCGATGCTTGGGTAATACCCGCTACTTCGTAACCTAACCAACCGTCTTCAACGCTGTTGGGTCCGGCCACATCTTCGTTGTTGTACATTTGGATTGGGTGACCCGAAAACAAAGTCGTTCGCTGTCCTTCAAGTTGCTTGTACCCTGTTGGAGATTCAAAACCAAGACTTGGTAGTCTGTCCTCAAGACGAGCCGCACCCATAAACATTGTATCGGTCAACAACCCTAATTCTTCTTTTCTTGCAAGAACTTGGTCTTGGTTACCAAGACCTATTTGTCCCACTTCCCAAGACGAAATTTGTCTGTCAAGAACTGAAAGTGAGTCGCGAGCCGATACTGTTATTTCCCTTGTTCTATCCGAGGCTACTTGTGTAATTTTTATTGATTCGATAATACCATTCCAAAGAGGTCTGTCGATACCGTCATTGAACATGAGCAATCTCCAATCTGTGATTTCGTCGCTAAGGAACCACGGAGTTAGATTCTGTTCGTCGTCGTCGTCAAGAATCTTAATCGTTCCGTCGCTAACCCCATTGACAGGCATGTTGCACTGCCACTCCCCTACGGAAGAACGGTCGCCGCGATTGTCGGGAGTATCGGTGAGTGGTCGATAAAGAGCATAGCGGTCAATCATTGTGGTCACAACGCTCTTGGTCCCTTGCGAGCCGACAGGGGTTACGAAAAGTTCCCATCCTGTCATTTCTGTTGCTTTGAATGCGGCGGAGGTATCACTGTTGTTTGCCAAAGTGTACCCACCGTTGGCACCGGCAGTGTATGCACCTGCTGTTGGGTTGGTGGTTGTTACTTCGGTTCCTTCGTGGTACACCTTGAACTTATTGTTGGTGTAATCTATTTTAAAATCCAAGTCGTACCACGGGTCACGGTTTGGGTCACGCAGGTCTTGTTGCGCCAACCAATCGACACTATAAGTGTTTTCATTTTCACTTAAACCTGCCCCATTGCTGGGAGTAAAAGTCCAATTGATTGCCGGTGTTGCTCCGCCGGAACCTGCTGTACCAAAGGTCGTTGATGTTGGGAAGCCTATTTTCAAAGCGTATGTGACAACCGCGCCGGACTCCGTATCTTCGTTAAACACTATTGAGGCAAAACCAAGTGTAACTTGGCTACACATTCGGATTGTGAAAAAGTCGTTGTCGGATTTACTGTTAAGGTTAGCCGAAGATGCAATCACCGGTCGAAATGCGCCGCTTGGTGCTACATTGTTAATTTGGTTAGCGATAGCATCGGCCATATATGTTGTAACACACAAGAATGGTTTTCCGGAATTACTTTTTATCGGGGAAAAAATCACTTCCGGCGTGTTTTCGTGACTCGTTGCCGCCCCTGTCGTGAGATTGTATGCGTTGCACTGAATCCTCTCACCCATCCATACTCCCGTTATGCTTGCATGTTGCATAAATAATGGGGGTGTTGCGGTGGTGATTATTTTTCCGGATAGTAAAGAAGTCCAATTTTTTGCATTCCAATCATATTTTGTTGTTCGACCAAAGGAAGAATCAGTATCGCCGGTGGGAATATAGTATCGGTTTGAAGAATCGTATGAGGACGACATAAGCATGTACGCATCATCGTCGTTATTGTTCCCTGCTTTGTTGTATCGGAACCTGTTAGCATTGGTCAACGAGTTAGGGTACTGTAATTGCGCTCTCCCACCCCAATTCTCGCCCTTTCCGAGCCGAATAGGGTCAAGGGTAGCCCAGCGAGAAATGCCGTCGTTAGAGGCTAAGTAATTGGTTGAATTTGAGAACTCTCCATTATTGGCTCGGTCCCGAATACCCCATCGGTATCTTGGACTAAGAGTTGCTTCACCGTTTAGGATGTTGCCGTAGTGCGTTTTGGTAGCGTCGTATGTACCTGCACTTGACGGTTGATTTGCGTCGTCTGCGATTACTTTTGACCCAATAAAATCTTCGTATGAGCCTGCGAGCCAAAACCCGTACTTACTTGATGCTGTTCTTGACATGTTCTTCACTTCTCTACTACACTGTAATGTTTAGACCACGAGCGTTTAGTTCTTTAACCACTTGCTTAGTGATTTCGTTTGCCGCTTGTCCTGTGGTCATGCCGTTGAAATTGTTTGTCATAATCACTTCCGTAGTGTTTATGAGGGTTTCAACGCCCTTGTTGACGACTTGCTTTACCATGTCGCCTGTAATGTTTCCTTTTGCCATACCGAAGAACATTTCTTCTCTTGAGTTAGCGAACTCAAATGCCGCTTCCTTTGCCGCTTCAATTGGTCCGATAATGTCTTCTTGAACTGCCGCTCCAAATTGGTTTAATTGAATACCGTTAATGTCCGAAGCGATAAAATCTGCCAAGTCAGCGATAAAATCTTCTGCTGTATCAGCATTTTCTGCTAACTCCATAATAGCCCCTTGAAATTGTTCGGGAATAGCGGCAAACGCATCTGCATAAACCCCTTCCAATCTATCTTCTCTTTGTTGTGCTGATTCGGGGTCAAAAAGACCAAGACTCATTCCACTGTACACATCTCTACCTACAAGGAAATTGTTCGGTGCGTCAAGTAAAGTGTTGGCATCTGCCGCCGCTTGTGCCGCCGCCCCTGCTTGTTGATAGTCTTTAACCATATCAAAGACTTCTTTTGCGGAATCGGTATCTCCCACTAACGAAGTCGCCGTATTGATGTTTTGAATATCGAGAAGTATTGCCCGCTCTTGTTTTAGGGCGTCGATTCTGTTCGTATAGGACTTTAATAGAGTATCGTCAGTTGCACCTGCTTTTAATTTTTGTAGTTCGGCAATTTCCGAAGTTATCGTTGCTACATCCATAGCCATTGAAGCATTATCAATACCTTGATACACCTCGCTCATTTCTTTGTACTCTTCGGCAGTGTAATTGATGGCCTGTCCAAATTCCTTCATTGAGTCTGCCGCTTCATCTGTTTTGTCTGTTCCAGCGGCTAACCATGCCGCAAGAGAACCAATAGCAATAACTGCAATTCCTATACCTGTTTTTAGCAATGCGCTCTTTAGCCCAGCAAGGGAAAAAGAAAGTCTATTTACTCCAACGGCGGCACCGTTCATACCTCCCGCAAGAGCGACCGATTGTGTAGTCATAGCGAGCATTTGGATAGTGGAGGGAATCATAGCAATGTTCATTAAAATCATGCTTGCTCTTGCCGACCTTTCACTGTCACCAAAGGTACTGAATCCCATTGCCAGCCCGCTTAACACTCCGGAGGTCTTCATCAGCGTTGCCTGCATCCTCATGCTTGAGGCGACCGTTGCCTTTTGCTTTGCTTCAATTTCGGAGAATCCTTGAGCAAAAATTTTCATTTTAGGAAGCATGTCCATAATTGCCTGTTCGTCAAGACCGTAGGCTTGTGCAAGTTCCCTTGCCGCTACCGTCATGGCCTGTATCACTGCCTTGTTTTGCGTTTCTGTATTGGACTTCATTTCGGTGATTTGCTGTACTCGTGACGCCGCCGCCGCAAGAATAATCTCACCTTGCGTCTGTCCTTTGATTTCGGATTCTAAGGCGTTTGCCATAAGTATTCTTTTGCCTTCGTCCGCAATAATCCCAGCCATCACCATTTTTTGTTCTTTTAATTCCGAAACAGTTGCGTCTTTTGAAAAGGTTTCTCTCGCTGTCGATTGATTAAGTTCGTTTTGTACAAAGAGTAATTGTTGCATGAGGACTCTTCGCCTTGAATCACTGTCCTCCATTTTTTTAGCGTTTATTTCATCGGCCATGCGCTGTGTTTTTTCTGTTATTCCTTTGTTTCTCAACACTTGGTCTATTTCTGTTATGCGCTTGAAGTGACCATCGTCAATTCTCTTCTGCGCCATTTCTTCAAGGGTCATCATATCGAACTTTTCTGCATCGGAAATTTGTTGCTGTAAAGAAAATTTATGCGCTCTTTGGTTTGCACTAACCAGCCTGTTCTTTATGTCGAGCATTGAATTAGCCACATGTATTCTTTTCTTGTCGGCTTCCAATTGAGAAATTTCTGTTTGGAGGGTTCTTTCCGATAACTGTGCCTCTTTTAGTTCTTCGGAAGTTAATGCTCTTTTCATTTGTGCTTGTGCCGACATTAACTGTTGCTGTGTGTTCTCTATACCAATTTTTGCTATGCTTAGATTGGTCATTACGGACATTTTTGAAAGTTCCGAATCGAGCATATCCAATGACATTTTTTGCATTCCCATTTGACTGCCGTATGCTCCGGCCCGAACTAACTGTTCGTTGTTAAGCGCACGAGCAATCTGCTGTTGTGTTTTCATCGAAACATTGAGGCTCATCATGTTTAATTGCGCTTCCACGATAGGGGCATACAATTTTCCAATCTGTTGTGCAGTGAACATGCCGTCAATAATCGTAGCAAAAAATTTGTTGCTTTCGGCAAAGTCTGCGAAGGCAAAGTTAAGGTCTGCCTGTGCTTTTGTGGCTCGTATTACTGCTGGGGTAAAAACATTACCAACCGCCGACTTTGCGTTAAACAGTCGTGATTCTTGGATTTTCAATTGGTACGAAACATCTTCCATCTTTTTGTTCAATTCACTTTGAGCAGTGTCAAGTTCTTTCGTTGCTTGTGTGTCAAGTCGAAGGACACGGGAATGATTCTCAAACAACTTGATTGCACGAACATAGTGGTCGTTTCCAGCCATAGCCTGTGCAAGAGCCAATTTGTCAGCATCCTTGAGATTGTCGTAGCGCATAGAAACATCGTGTAGAATATCCTCCATGCTACGCAATTCACCGTTCGCTCCTTTTACCTCAATACCGTATCGCTTGAGAACTTCTGCGTTGTTTCCTGTGTTGGCACCAAGACGGGCATACATCATCTTGAGCGCACGACCAGCCTTTCCTTGCTCTTCACCAGCCTCAATCAAAGTAGCGGACATAGCGGCCATGTATGAGGTCTTGTCGCCAGCCAATTGACCCGAAGATGCGAACTGATTCATAACATGCGTAATCTGTGACATGGTTGCCGCAGAACGGTTTTCGATTGTGTTCAATTGGTTGAGCATCCGAATGCTGTTTGCTCGGACTACATTTGCTTTTTGTTCCGAGGTCATTCGGTCAAAGTTAGCCTTTTCCAAATCGCCGTACATGAAGCCCGTCTGCTGTTGAAGGGAAATCATTTTCTTCATAGCGTCTTCTGTTTCCATGCCACCAATCAAACCGAACTGCATACCAATTTCAGTAGCCGCAACAGTCGCTTTGCCACCACCAACAATGTCGGATAACTGCGCCATCTTAGCACCGGCGGCAAGGGCTTGGTCGCCACTAAATGCGTATGATTCTCCAAGACTTACGATTGCTGTTGTCGCTGTATCAACATCTTGGAAGTTAGCGAACTTTTCAAATTCTAATCTTGCCTCGGCAATTTGTTGCGCCAGTGGGACTGTGCTGTCAACCGCTTTGTCCATTTGGTCGGGAAGCATCTGTACGCCTTCGGTGATACCCGAAAGACCGTCAAGCATTAGACTTTGCAAGACTGTAATTTTGGCCTGTGCGTCGCCAATCAAACGGTTGGCTTGGAACGACCCAACCACATCGAAGAAAACACGAGATGCACCGGCTCGCAGAACGAGCATAGTGACCATTGCAAAAAGCGCAACAATTGGTGAAAGGGAAAAAATAATTTGTCCAATCACTTTCTCCACCTTCACTCGCTACGCTTCGCTACGGGAACACCAAGTTCCCTTAACATGTTCAGCCCGTCATTGTCACTTAACAGTTCTCTTTGTCGTTGTCGTTGTTTGCGGCGAGCGGCCATCGACTTTCCATCAGCCTTTGATTGTTTAGTGGCTTCTGCAATCTTATCTTGCATTTCCATAGCCACAAGCAGGTCAATAGTCAGTAGGTCTTGACCGCCTTCGCAATCATACTTTTCCCATAAATCCGAGGGTAGCGTACCTTTGTACGCCATGCACAGTGTTGGTGCTACTCGGAAGAATTGTCCAAAGGGATTGCACCCTCCGGGTCGTCGCCACGGACAAAGCCAAGAATCATTCGTAGTTCTGCGCTTGTGAGGTTGTCGGCATCAAAATCTTTAGGGGAAATAATACTTATTGGAACCCACTCACGGATTTGCGACTCCATACCGGCACCTGCTGTTTCCAGTGCGTCGGCAAATGTAGCCTGTTGTTCTTCTGTCCATTCAGTAGGGTCAGCACCGTAGTGCATGTGGTCCCTAAAAACACTCGCTTGAATGTTTTCAATTCGCAATTTGGACATACCACCGGCTTGTCGCACAGTGATTGTTGTTCCATCATCAAGTTCAAAATCTTTTGTTAGTACGGGCATCTTTTCTTCACTTCTCTTTCCTTTTAGGGGAATACTACACTATACCTTACTTCGCTATCAAGCGGAGTAAGCGGTGGACTTGTCGTTTCTCACAACAATGTCCATCATCTTGCTATCGTCACTACTGAAAAGTGCCACGAATGGCACACTGAATGTTTGGGTGTCACGACCGGACACATTTGCGTCGGGTGCTTCAAATCGAATCTTGTAGAAATTAAATGTCACAAGGTCTGCGGTTGACTCATCGCCAAATTGAACCTTAAGTTCAACACCACTACCGGAGAACTCAAGACCGTCTTCGGCAACGAGTTGAGGGTATGTAGGTTCGCTTTCAACAGCAGTGTGAAGAATGCGGTTAAATTCAATGGTTCCCGAAATTTCACGGCGTTGTGCTGGTGGCGCACGAATGTAAGTTCGGTCACCAAGACCACAAGCCGCATCTCCGTCACGGTTTAGTGAAACATCGAAAGAAATTGACTTAACGGCATTGGATGCTGTTGAGTCACCTGCGAAGAAAACCTTTGCATCGGAGAAGTAAAGAGCAGGCTTTGCGTCGGGGAAGGCAGGGGTTAGTCCGCTAAGTGCGCCCTGTGAGTGTTCTGCTTTAGCCATAAATGATGCGCCAACAGTAGCGTACTCGTTGATTGCGGCGTTCACGCTAAAGGACTCAACCACTGCGCCTTTGTAGTAATGAATTTTTTCTTCACGGGCAATTGCCAACTCAAAAGAGTGACCTGCGCCTGCTTCTGTAAAGGTGTGTGGATAAAGACCTCCGGAAATTGAGCCTACTGAATCAGTACCCATAAGACCGAGCAAAACCATTCCCATAAAATTGTCGTTAATCATAGCCATGTTAATGTCACCTTCGGAGTATTCCTTTCCGGTCACGGACTTAGAAGAACCGTAGCGACTCATGTCTTCACGGGTAAGCAAATCGTATGAATGCTTGATGGTTTCGTCGTCAATATCACCGTAAAAATACGACGAAGATGAGGTTGTTCCGTATGAGTCTTCTTTTCCGATTGCAACATATCGGTTGTTCATGTCTTGGATAGCCATTAAAAATCACTCTCTCGATATGTTTTTCACTTGCGGGGTGTCTATTAAATGTTTCATCTGTGCCGCATGTTTATACGGCGTTGATAAGTCAAGGTAAGCA